ACGGTAACATATTATCCAACTCCGTCAAACTATAATTATGGTGTTGCATCAAAGAGAAATTGGTCTTGTAATGGTTTACAAGGTTATCGTGGGACAGGGTTATCAGAAAAAATCAGATAACCCTTTCAACAATACGCTGTTGTCCTGTCCACACTTCTTACATTTAAACTTTGCTTCATGTTTCAGTGAAGGCATATTCTCAAGAAATTCGGTAACACCTTTCAATTGGTTAGCAGTCATGTTGCCGACAAACTCTTCCATGCTTTCTTGAGATTCACCTGCTGTATCGATCCTTTCTTCTCCAGTCAAAACAGCAGCAATGCAACCTGTCAAGATTTGTATCGCATTCGAATTCACTTCTTCCTTTTTCTTCGCGGTTTCGTTGATCATAGTTTCATATGTCGGATACTTCATCTCAACAGAAATATCTGATGTGACCGGAACAACATTGGAACCTTTGTTCACATCAACACTCAATTTCTCGAGGTCGACAACGTACTCATTCTGCTCATTACAAACCGTTCCGTCTACATCTTGTGTACATGTGATCAATATGTCCGAAGTCTCACCAACAGACTTTGCTCTGATTTGCGTGAACATATATTCAATGTCAAACGTGGCGAGTTTCTCGACAACTATGTTCGCCTTTTCTTCTATACAAGCACCCAGTGTGTCTGCCATTGCAGACAAACACATCTGCATATCCTTTGACTCGAATGCTTGTAGTAATATTTTCTCTTCTTTGACCAAATATGGTCGGTATTTGACACGCTGCCCCGTTGAAGGGATCGTCATAGAAAAATTCAGCGTTTCATTAATCTTGGGTAATGCCATTATATTAAACTCCAGTTCAATTATTTAATAAGGTAGTTCGAGTATGTCAATGATACAGTCAACTCTAGCGCAGCGGTCTGTGCTTGGTTATTTAGTTCTATCTCTGCCAAGGATGTTGGATATGCTTTTATCAACTCGGTGGTGTACACAGTATTTCCCAACTTATCCAGTTGGTGTATTGTAACGCTCTTTGCATAGTTGGCGTGGAAACCTGCTGTGAATGGTGGCGTTGGTGATATGATGCAATCCATCCACTCTTGGAAATATTTTCTTGCGGTGTATCCATTGGTCAGGTAGAAGGTCAGGTTCACATCACCGAGAGTATACCCGTTGGCGACTTTGACTTGCTCCATGCCGATATTCCTATCAACCACAGACAGATTCTTTCCAGGGATTCTGGCAGAAGTACAAAGATCTCCAAGGTCTTGTCGACCTGCTACGTCCTGTGCATCGAACCCATCTGCCTTCATTGTTCCTGCGAGGTTTGGGAGGTGGACGCGAAAACGGTTGCTTGATGCAATGCCGCCTTGGTCTTGAATGATGCCGCGCAGTTTGTCTGTACTGAAACTCATGTAAATTTCCTTGCCTTAATTCTGCTCTCTCGGTGTACCTTGCTCTCAGTCGCTTTCTTCCAGTGCGCTGTGGGCAGATGTACTGCTACTTCCCATTCGTTCGCAGGGACATTCGCAACCCTGCCAATTATGCTGGAGTACAGATACCTCTTGACACACGGTTTGTGTGCGCGGAGGAAACTCTTACCCAACAAGTATTCATAGTCGATCTTCAGTCTCGTAGTCCTGTCGAAGTTGTTGTTGGTCGCTCGAGGGAGAAGGTTGTAGTACAACCTCTGCCTCAAATCTATCGGAAGATAGTGGAGGTTGAGTCCGAGGAACCCCTCCTTGTACCTATCAAGCATAATGACCAATGGAAACCTATCGTAGTATCTCAACTCCAGTCTGTTCTTCGGTTTGTAGAAGAACATGTACATCCTACCGATGAAGTAATTGCCTGCCTTTGGCAGTTGACTTCTTATCTTGTTTCGGTCGACATCGATATTGCTGATCTCATCCATCTTGTCAAAGAACCAATCACGGGACGCCTTTGTGTTAGCATCCAAACCTTCTGCTTCGAGTTGTTTCTTATATATTTCGAATTGGGTCTCATCCATACTGTTTATTTATATACATTGGAGGACTGTTTTTGAGGAATAAAAAAAGCACCCCGAAGGGTGCTTGCATAATCGAACAGATCTAGATGTTAGTCAGCGTTTGCCAACTTCTGGAAGTATGAGAACGCATCCTCATCACCACCGTCACCTGCTTCTTCAGCAGTGGCAGCAGCACTTGTAGCAACCTCTGGTTCACGAGTAACAGGGGCAGATGGTGCCTCTTCTACTTTGTCGATTGCAACGTCACCTTTGACAGTGGTCGGTGCAGTCTGACCTAACACTTCAAACAACTTGGTCTGTAGTGCGTCATACGACTTGTAGTTTGCTGGGTCAACATACTGCTGGATGTCGTGCAGACCATTCATAGTTGACTGTAGTTCAGTTTCGTTGCCACCGTGGAGTTCAGATGGAGACTTGAATTCTGAACGGTCATAGTTGCGGTATCCCTCAACCTGACGGATCTTCAATTCGAAGTCTGCGCCATTCCAAAGATCAAATGGGTCACAAGGAGTTTCTCCTGGAAACTGTGGTTGCATAAGGTCATTGATTTTATCAAAGATCTTCTTGCCGAACTGGAACATGAATACCTTGCCTTCATTGGCAGGGTTCGCTGGGTCAGCGATAACCAGTACATTTGTTACATAGTGAAGTCGACGCTTCTGCTTCCGTACAGTCTCGCGATCTTCTTCGTTGCCAGAGTTCCAAAGTTTGGTGTTGTACTCACCAAGTGGATCTTTCTCACCGAGTGAAGTCAGTGACTTCTCGATGTACCACTTGCCAGTTGAACCTTTGAAACCGTGGTCCCAATATCGTACCCAAGGCACTTCGCTTTCGGAAGGCAGGAAACGAAGGACAGCATAACCATTCTGCGCTTTATCGACAGTTGGTTTCCAGATGTTTGGGTCATCTTTGCGGTCAGTTTTATCACCGCCACCTGCTTCTTGTGCAGCAGAGACGAGTTTGTTTATGTCATAACGACGAGATTTTAATTTACTAATATCCATTATGGATCCTTATATTGCTGAAGTATGGTTGTATTTGTCTGACTGTATACGTCAAACATGCTTGGCAGTATTCGCCAAGAGTATATATAATAACCGAACGGGAATGAGATGTCAACAAATGATTATTATTCAAATGGCAACTCTGCTGACTTCTCTAGAAAGTTTAGACTCATTGCTTCTGCTTCCAACTTTGCTTTGATGACAGTTGATACATACTTGCGGGAGTCTTCGACTTCTATCTTATTTTCCTCACAGCAGTGGATAACTGCATCGATGTACGATAGTCGGTGTTCTTGAACTGCCCGTTCGACCAGTTTGCTAAACTTCGACTTGGTGAGAAACTCCAGTGAAGGATTGACTTCATCAATCATCTGCATTCTCCTCTGGTTTTTCGGCAACTGTGATTATCTGCGAACCTTGTTGGAGTTCTTGCACTAATGCAAAAACATCACCGTATGGTTGCGACATAAGATAGTCCACAACTGCATTGAAAGTCGGACGGGATAACCCGACCAACTTATTTTCTTCACTTTCCATATGATCTCCTAGTTGTACTCTGCTGCGAGTTCTGCTGTCCACACTTGATCAAGATCAGGGTAGAATGTACCCAGTGTACGTTTGACAGAACCGTCAGGATTGTAAGCATTGACCAGACAGACGATGTTGATGTTGCTCTGTCGTTCTGGACCATACTTGTGGTCGAGGTATACACCGTCCTTGATGTATATTCCCAAGTTCTTGACATACGCTTCTGCGACTTGATACTCGCGTCGAGCGTCGGTGTCCTTGGACTCTTTCTGGTGACGTATAGCACGAAGTCTCTCGCGCCAGTCTTTCAGTATCACCTTCGTGGTGTTGTAACTCAACGGATGTGAGTCATCGAGAGCAGCGACATCGGGGTGACAGTTAGGTGCCTTCCCTGCGTTCTTCTTCTCTCTTGCTGCTGCCAACCTTGCAACTGCTGCTGCCTTCTGTTCAGGAGACATCGGTTTGCGAGTCTTCTTCACCTTGGTTGGTTTACGAGGAGCAACACCCATTTCTTCGAGCATTGCTGCTTGTTTCTCTTCCTTCTTCTTTGCGCGTTTCTGCGCTGGTGTCAGGAGGTGATCCAATTTACTCATTACGCTTTCCCGTTGTATTCGGTCAATGTGCTCAGGTTGAAAGACCTCCAACCAGAAGCATCAGCATCCCAGCAGACAACAAGGTCAGCAGAGTTTGTTGGTGGATTCGGGGAAGTCTCTTTGTGCTGTAGTGGGGCAATGACAGTATTCATTAACGTGCCATTCATCTCACGGATTTCGCCATTCTTCTTTTCAAATTTAAAGTTTATGATGTTCATCTTCATATGACTGATGACCAGTTCTTTTGTAGGTATTTCGTTCTTCTTCATGATACGTCCTTCGTCTCAATGTTCCATTTTCTATCAGGGTATTCTTTCTCTAGTCTTTCGACCATTGCAATAGCAGCACCGTATGATGGTGCTTGGCGTTTGTACGGAGACTCCTCTTTCTCTTGTCCTTCATACGTGATCAGGATAACTTCACTTGCCATTTGTGTCTACTCCTCGAGTACAGACTCTATTATCGTTCATGCGGATTGAGATGTCAACCCCATGGATCGGAGATGACAATGACTCGGTTGGGTTCTATCAGAGCAGCAGCAGCATACAATGCATCCTTGACCATCTGACGGTCAACTCCGTCTTCACCTTGTGGGATGTTTTCTTTAAAGCATCGCGCAGAAAGTTGAAGGTTGACATCCCATTGAACCCAGTCCCAATTCACCAGACCGTTTTGGATGTTCGCTGGAACTGCTGCCAACTCCTGCGCCAATTCTTGTAGTTCACTTGCTTTCATCTAAACTTCTCCTTCTAACAATGCTTTCAAGTTTTGGAGTTCTATCTCCATCCGTTTGACTTTCGCTTCGAGTCTCTTGTTCTCAGCACTGAGTAGTTTGATGTCCTCATGCTGTTGCTTCACTAACCAGTTATCACGCATCTAAAACTTGCTCCTTCTCGAAGACTGGGGGCATCGACCAGAAACAACCATCGTGGTGGCGAATCTCGCGCTGCCATTTGTTTCCTTCATAGACACCAAGGAAACCGATCCAATCGGGGGAATACTCGCTCGATTTGTAACAGAACATCACCTTCTGTCCTTTTGGTGGTTTGATGTCTTCAATGTTATTCCATTCCATATTCATTACGCCTTGCTCCCGTCTAACAATTCTCTCAACGAGAACTCTTCTACTGCTATGAAGTCGCGTGAGACACCCTTCGGAGCATTGGCAACCCAGTCGCGTATCATATCATCGAGACAATCCGCAGGGAAATGCCCCACCATTACATCATTTTCCAGCAGGACTACGATTCTTTTGCTATCGGATTCTTTGTTCATTAGGATTCCTTCGCTTCATGCAATTTGCGTATTTGCTTCGTCATAGACGAGATGATACGTGCTTGGTCATCAGCAAGTTCGCGCAGTGCTTTGAGTTCGTTCTCTTGCGCGTTAATCTCTTTCGCAAGTCTTCGCTTTTGATCGTCTGCGCCTTGTACATACGCTTGACTCATTTTATCTGCTACTGACATATTTGCTTCCTTTTGGTTTCTCTCCCAACTGCAACCATTATCGCATAATCAGGGTACAAAGACAAAGTCTAAAATACCCTGTAGAATCAATGACTTAGCGCACTTCCTCAACCGTGGTGGTGGTGTAGTCGTATTTTTGACCCCATACCCTCGGACCATCCTGCCATTCTAACGCAACTTTACTTTCCTCTTCACACGCATCTGCCTTCTCGCGAGTGGTAAACACTCCAACAATTCCAGTATCTTCATATCCAGAGACACCATGTACGATGTATACTTTCATTGACTTACGACTTTCTCGACCAGTTTATAACTACTGTATTCATCGTCTTCCTTCAATTTTTTGACCAACAGCATTCCTGCTACTTCGTTGTCAACAACTTCAACGATACTCCACTCCCCAAAAGAAGACTGGTATGAACCGTATTCATCGCGACCCATGACAATGTAGACTTTAGATATTTTCATTACGCTTTCCCAACATATCGGTAACCAAGGTTTTTCCACTTGGATATTTCAAAGGCAATCTGCTTGACAGACTTTTTCTTGCGGTACTCACACCCACTGACCAGCACACCATCCTCGGCATACTCACACGCAATGACTTTGATCTCTTTATCAAATTTAATAATGTTTAGTATTTTTTCCATGACTTACTCCACTTCCTCAACCATGATGCTGAAACTGTCGTATCTTGGATACCATTCGCCTTGGATCAACTCGCCATCCTTACTTTCCTCAATACGCAGTTCCGC